TTAAGGTGCATGATTGGAAATCATGTTGCCGGCGAATACCGGCACGGGGGTTCGAATCCCCCTCTCTCCGCCACGAACGCAGAGCCTATCGAATAAGATAGGCTTTTTTATTTTGTAAATATACAAGTTAAAATCTCTTTGCAACACATTTTTGACGACACTTTGACGACACTTTGTTTTTGCAAATAAAAAAGAGCGGATTACTCCGCTCTCATTTTTTATGCCTTTCTTGATTTCGCACATTGTTTTTTCAAAGATCATTTCATTGCCAATATTCCCAGTCCTATGGAAACGGCTATCCATAAATTTCTCTGACGTGCCTTGATTTTAATTTTCCGTTCCGCCTCTTTCTCGTACTCTTGCAAGTATTGATTGGCTTTCTGCAATGATTTCTGCGTCTGCTCGTTCAACACTTGCAATTTCCTCATTTGTTTGTTCGCTTGATTCAATTCGTTCTTCGCTATTTGTAATTGCTGTTTCGCTTCTGTTAATTGACTGCTTTGTTTCACTAATAACGCTTGCTTCCTCTCGCTGTGAATTTGTAGCGTTTGTAAGTTCGTCTCTAACTTTGTCAGCTCCGCATCTGTTATCGTATACATCGTTTCTGCTTGTACACATGAAAATAACGGCGCAAATAAAGGCAAGGATAAAAATGCCAACAAGTATATCTTCTTTTTTATAGTCATTCATATATACCTCTCTCTCGATTTTGATACCACAAAGCTTTTCCTCTTAGTATGTCACCACCACTTCCCCAGTCGTCTCCGGTATGTAAGATATGCAGATCCCACCTCATATCCGGATCGCTATCGTGGATGCCGTAACCGTCTATGTCAGCAACTTCTCCATGTGTCATAAAATGATCGCGGTCTATCGGTATGTCAAATACATCGGAAATAGCTGCCATGAGCTGTGCTGCACTTTCAATTTGTGCAGTAGTAGGCGAATAATCCCCTAAATTATCGGGCGTAGCATTATAACAACAGCAAAGAGAAAATGCGATGCTTCCGCCATTTCTCTGCCATGTGGCTTGCGGAGTTTCTGTTAATGGTAAAGTGGAAATAATATCTCCATCTTCTGGTATGCAAAAATGATACTCCGGGAACGTTTTATTGTATGTTCCTCCTGTCCAATGCCCGTATACTTTTACATCTTCCGGATAGGTATAGAAATAACTTCTGTTTTCTTGTAAATATTCTTTTACTTCGTTGATATTCATAATTATCTCCTTTTGGCTTTTCCAAGTAGTTCAATGAGGTCTTTTAGTCCGTCTACTCCCGCTTCGTCCAAATTTTCTACGATGCTAAGCAGCTCTGATGCTGCCAAGTATCCGATAGCAAGAGTGATAAAGAAATCCGGTTTTCCTAAATACGCAAGTACCATGTCTGCGAATCCTGAGCTGATAACGATAATAATATATACAATAATTTTTCCAATGAAACGTGTTTTCATTACATCGGAAGAAATAATCCCTTGTCTATGTGCTAAAGGAATAGCTTTGATTTCTTCCATAAGGGATGGATTTTCTTTTAGTACAACTTGTTTCGCCAAAGCGATCCACTTTGTGCCAAGATCAAAGATAACCAGAACACAAAAGAGCGTAAAAACCATGCAGTGAAATTGAAGTTCAATAAGCATTCCCGATACTCCCAATTTTAAAAGCCACCAGTCTGAAAGATTCCTGATGGCTTTTTCTGTACAATATTGTAAGCATTCTATATTCAATTTTAGTTTACCTCCGTTACTAATAAAAAAGCACCCCTACGAGTACTATTCTTCTCTAAATTCTAAATGTCTATAACTCCTACCGCCGTATACAGTTTCTCCTGTCGTAAGATTAACTATAAATCCATTCTGGTAGGGTATATAGAACAGTGTTATAACATCATCATAATTAATATCCATTAATTTTTTGAAGTTTTCCTCTTTTGTATATAAGCTCAATCGTTTTGCCTTATTAAAAAATATAATATACCCCATTCTAAAATCTCTACTTTGATGTATCTTTCCATCTACAAGCGTTATAACGCCTATATCTTTTATACTCTTACAATTTAGTGGGGAATATTTCTCGCCATTATACATAACTTTAAATATTTTTTTCGACGCCCATTTAGGTGCGTTATTTTTAACCATAGGCAGATAATACGTTTTACCATCCTTTTTCACGTGTAAATAGGGTAGTTCTACCCCCCCCAATTTTTCTTCTAATAGCGATATCGTAGCATAATCCTTATTATCTTTTTTTATTTTCAATTGCATTTGTATCTCCTTTTACTATTTCTCTACACGATATATACGTCCTATTTTTGTATTCATATAAACTAATGGGAAATTATATTCCTTATCATATGATGTTATATGTATGCTACCTGCGAGAAGAAAGTGAAGTTTCCGTCCTTTGATTTGAATTTTTGGTGCCTTCCCAGATTTACGTCCAATCCTCGTATATCCTACTATAATATTTGAGTTATCTTCATTTTTTCGTTTCATCATTAATTTCAATACTTCTGGCTCTTCCATAATTTACTCCTTTCGTTATAAATAAAACATACACGGTAGTGCATATTCTTTTCCTTTATGCTTTACTTTCAATTTATACCGCAATTCCCATTCTGGGTATGGTGAGACAGGCTTTGGCGCTAAAGGAAAATAAACTGTCCTATCCTTTGTTTTAACGCATATTACCCCCCCGATGGTTTATTATCGTATGCCCACGCAACAAACATTACATTTGATTTATCTCTTATTACTATGTTCATAGCTTTACTCCTCTATCCATATTTCATAATCACCTAAAACGATATGCCCATTTTTCATCTTTACAAACTCTGATGTATCCACTTTAGGAATGTTCTTTAACTTCTCATCTATTTCGGCTTTCGTATAAACATCATCTTTATCCGCCTTTTTATCAAACTCATCATGAACATACTCGTCATCTGCTTTTTTATTAATCTCGTCATACAACCCATCTGCACTATCATGATGATCCTTTATTGTCATATACTCCCCTTTTGGTTGGAATTTCCCGTCTGCCTCGGCTCTCGTATACGTATTCCACTTTATTTTATTATCAACAAGTATCTCTGTCTCCTGTTTATTGTACACATTCTTTAAATCCGCTTTAGTAGATAGCGCCTTTTCTACTTCATTCTTATCTACCTTACCCATCAATGCATTCTCTACCGTGCCTTTATCCGCTTTGGTAGATATTTCAGTAATAATAGTACCTATCTTGTCCTTGTTCTCCGTCAGTGCTGTAGCTATTTCTCCTAAAGTATCTAATGCTTCAGGTGCTGTTCCTACTACATGTTTAATTCTCCCGTCTACGTATTCAGTACTTGCAAGCCCTATAAGGGATGATTTATCCGCCTTTTTATCTTCTACCCCTGCAACATCAAATCCTACTTTAGCAACATCTTCTTTTGTTGCATAATCTCCTTTTGTTTGGAATCTACTATCGGTTTCCACTTTGTTGTAGTATCCAGTCAAGTCTATTTTCGGTGTATCTGTTTTCTTTAGGAAGTCTCTTTCCACATCAGAAATCTTCGCATAGCCGTCAAGACTCGGTGTATCTCCTTTTTCGCCCTTAGGTCCCGGTACACCTCTTTCTCCTTGTTCACCCGGTATCCCCTGTTTACCTTGAATACCCGGTTCTCCTTGCTCACCTTTTTCACCCCGAATACCTTGATCCCCTTTTAGTCCTCGTTCACCTTGTATACCTTGCGGGCCCTGCTCACCACGATCACCTTTCTCTCCCTTAGGTCCCGGATCCCCCTTTTCGCCTTGTGCTCCATCCTTTGCCCGGGCTTGAGATTTGGCAAACTCTGCCCACTCCTTGGCATTCGATTCACTTTTCTCCGCCGCCATCATATACTCAAATGATTTATTCATATGAGCCGAAGCCTCTTCTTTATGAGATAATGCCTCTTCCTTTGCATCCACAGCAATTTGAGCTGCCCTTTGACTCTCTTCATTCATCATCGTCACCGGAATATTTACCATAGACTTTCCATCCGAACTCCATCCGATGGCAGCACCACTGCAAACATTTGGCAACTCCAACTTCGTATCCGGTGTAGTCTCCTTTAAACGAATTGATCTTGACAATTTATCCTTCAATTCCTGCTCTATCATAGCAGCCTTATCCATAGAATCCTCAATCTCATCAAAAGGCCATTTCTTCCCATACGTACTATCCTGTGTTATTGGCGTTTCTCGGTAAATAGCCAAACTATATCCCACAGGTAATTTTTCAGGGCGTTCTCCTTCTGCCGGCTCCTCACCGGGCGCATACCCCGGATACACAAGTACCTTTTCATCCATATCTACAAAATAATCCGACGTAAGTAACTGCTCTACCTCTCCATTAGAAATAACAACCTTGATATCCGACTTTTTTAGAATTTTAAAAGGAAACGGAAACTCTGTCGTTTGTCCGTCTCCTTGATAAATAATACGCGTAGTAACGTCTGTTATCATAATGATTCTCCTTTTAATAATTATCAGCATCAACAATAAAAAGTGGCAACAATGAAACAGAATATGAAGGAGTAGTAAGACCTTCATGCAAGATAAGCCCAAGACTAATTTTATGTGGTGCTTCCTGTTGTTGCTTGAATTGCCATACACACGCAGCCTGCGGTGGTGGCTTCCCATCACCCATAATAAACACAGGTGAAAAACAAATTATATCCTGTCGTGAATGCGGCGGATCACATTCAGTTATTCCATATTCCAATATTTTCATATACTTCAAATGGCTATCATAAGTCAAATCGCCGTCTTTATTAAATACCTGCAACCCGAAATTGGAATGATGAACAGGTCGTTTTTTAAAAATATATACATATAAATCAGAAATATCCGGTGCCGGTGTATAAATTTCCTCTTTACCATTATAAGGATATTTATACACCCCATTATGTATTTGTATAGAAATTTTGCCATAACTATTAACAAATTTAAAAGTCGTCAAAGCCTCATGAGTATTAACCCCCATAAACAAATCATCTGACCGATAATCCAAAGAAAACTCTCTCCATTGAACGTAATAAGAAGCTCCATCTGTATCTCCTATATATACTTTATCCCGTTTACACGGAAGAGACTCTACCCTTATTTTTCTATCGAGTGCAACATTCATATAGGTATCATCAATAATCAACTTCCCTTTAGGCGTTCTTACTTCAAATCCTGCACTCATATCAATACACCCCGTATAATATCTTTCGCGAAAGATCTCCGGTTCCGGGAACTTTTGTTTTAACAAATGTCCATTTCAGCTTATTCCCTTCCTTGAAAATCCACGGTACGCCGCCCGGTCTCTTCTCCGTATTATATCTTTCATGTAATTTCATTCCGATATCCAAAATCCACCAATCCCCTTCCGTCAAATTATCATCAACAATAAATCCATCCTCATAACCCGTTTCTACAACTCCCAGTACCTTACAAACCCTATCATCTGTATTTAACGTACAGTTACCATTTTCATCAAACACCTGTAGCCCAATCATTCATCCCACACTCCTATCCTGACACGCAAAGTATTACTATTATCATAAACTAATATCAAATTATCCCGTATTTCTACCCTTGCGCCAGAACTCTTTGTTCGCAAAGTTCCTATCGTAGCAGAAATAGCGTCTAAACTATTTATTTTCAATTTATCCTTACCGATAGAATTAGGCTCAATCAACTGTCCCTTGATAATCACATCATCCTTAAAAACGGTTTTCCCGCTTATCTCTATACGATTACTATCCAATTTCAACTTCTCCGGTGATGCATTAATTTGAGTAATCAAATTTGCTTTATCCGCTTTTCCCTCCACCGATACCCGGATACCGTCACCGAGTTGAGTAATTTCACTTCGCACCCTCTTAAGCTTATCCTCTACCTGCTCCGTGATAACACCCTTCATGACCGTAATTTCAGAAGTCAACCCCTCAGCCTTATCCTTAACCTTAACGTCAATCAAATCATCCATTTGAGCAATCTGACTTTCCATGCCGGACAAACGATTAGTAACCCTTGTTTTAATTAAATCATCAAACTGATCTACTCTACTTTCCATACCGGATAACCGACTATCCACCTGTGAAAAGATAGACGAACTCAACTGTGTAATACGTGTATCCATTTGTTTCGTTTTATCTGAAATTTTACTGTCAATCGAATTATCCAACTGAACAATCTGACTTTCCAATCCGCTGAGTTTATTACTAACTTTTGACAAAATAGTATCGTCCAATTGCATAACTTTACTGCTAACCTCTTTCAGCTTATTAATCACATTCATATCTATCGACCCGCTTAACTGAGTGATACGAGACTCTATTCCCGCTGTCTTATTACTGATACGAGTATCAATAGAATTATCCAATTGAGTAATATGACTTTCTACGCCCGCAAGCTCATTTTTGACAGTAGCCGATATGGAATCCTTCAACTGTGTAATTTGCGTTCCTGTTTTACTCTCCAAATCAGCCACTTTACTATTCAAAACATCATTCAATTGCGTAATTTGACTAAAAATCGGAGACGTTTCTTTTTTTATTTCTACTTGGAAATATTTTTCCGCACCCGCTTTGATACGAGATTCTATCTCCGAATCCATATGAGTTACTCTACTTTCAACCGTACTGATAGCAGCGTAGGCATCCGATAACTCTTTACTATGGTTCTTTTCCCGCTCCTCCATGGTATGATCAATATCTTTTATTTGAGTATTGATACGAGATTCCCTATCCGTCAATTCCTTCTCTATTTCTTTAAGACGACGATTATAATACGTCCATTTCTTTTCAAAACCACTGCTGTCATATCCGCCGCCACCATGACCACCGCTCACCGGTATATTGATAAGAGACTTCTCATCATGACTCCACCCGATGGCATATCCCTTTTGAGGATACGGCAATTTGACACTTACATCCGTTGCTGCCGTATCCGCCAACCTTACAGTTCTGGCCAATTTATCCTTCAATTCCTGCTCTATCATAGTAGCCTTATCCATAGAATCCTCAATTTCATCAAAAGGCCACTTCTTTCCATACGTACTATCCTGAGTGATTAAAGTATCTCGATAAATAGCGATACTCCACCCCTTTTGCAATTTCATCGGCTGAAGACGCTCTGCAGGTTCCTCACCGGGCGCATATCCCGGATATTTTACCGTCCCCTTATCCATATCCACAAAATAATCCGACGTAAGTAACTGCTCCACCTCTCCATCAGAAATAACAACCTTGATATCCGACTTTAGCAGAATTTTAAAAGGAAATGGAAATTCTACCGTTTCTCCATCTCCCTGATACAGTATCCTTGTTACAATATTACTTATCATACCTGCGCTCCTTTCCTATCTGTTTTTTTCTTTCCCTTTTCCTTCTTTTTCTCTTTCCGCTTCTTTATATTCTTATCCAGAAGAATAGAAGACACAGCTTCTCCAAAAGTAGCGTCCGTATCTGTAAAGGTGAGACGCATAAGTGTCCAAAATCCATCTGTCAAAGTATCTGAAAATCCTATCACCTTATTAGTCAAACGAGAAACCTGTCTACCTACATCTATCACATCCCTCTTATTCGATGCCATCGTCTGAAATGTTTTTACCGCTTCCTCTAAAATAAGAAGACCCGTAGCAGATATCTTACCGCCATCACTATACATACCCGTCAACATAGAATACATAGCCGGTACGATATCCCGTGCAAAAGGAATACCACCTATCGGACCGCCTGATGCAAACGACAAACCGATGCGCTGCAAAAGAGAATACCTGTCCTCACCGGTAGCACTATCCATACCGGCACGCAAAGCCCCCTCAAAGATAGAATTTAATACATACCAATAAAGCACGGCACGAACCATTTCACCGGCACCGCCCCCGTCTTCCTTCACATATCCGGCACGAATAAACTGATTCATTACTAACGCCGTATAACTATAAAAAGGCAAGAACTGTCCAATAAGCTTATGCTTCTGTACAGCTGAACGGTCTTTAATTTCCCCCGAACCGAAAACCTCCCGTACCGCTTTATCCGCCTCCATGATAGCCTCATTCTCCATCTCCTGAGAACTCTTATAAGAATGCTTCTCTAAATTTTCCTTTATTACCGAATCATAAGTATGCAACCATAAAGGCAAAGATAACATAAAATCTGTCTCGGCAATAGCAGCATAAGCGAATTGATTAACCCTCTCAATCGCCCCTTTCATCTTAGAAACAAAAGCACCGGTATCCTGTTCCTCCGCGAACTTCATACCCCGTGACAAATCCTTATCCATAAGCGTAGCTCGATTACTCATAAACGTTGACTTATTCAAAATAAAATCCCTATTTCTTTTATAATTTCCGGATAAATACATCTTACTGATAGCACGACAAGTATTCATCTTTCCGATACGCCACATCATAGGAAAAATATTTGTCACATTAAGCACTGCCGTAGACGTACGATATGCCATCGTTGCCATAGTAAAATTCCTACGAGTTCTTTCCATAAACCGCTCAAACTCCGTCATCTTATCTATCTGACTATGCCAAGAATCCGTTGCCCAATCAAGAAGGAGTTTATAATAATGAACACCATACTTCTGCTCAATCACCGTACGCACATCACCACGAGACAATAACTTATAAATATCTGCCGTCGTCTCCCTCATGGCAATATGATTGATACTCTCATTAAGATAATCAATATACACATCCAAATCACGACGAATAAACTGGCCTCCTGAAGACTGCCCACGTTCCTTCGTAGAACCCATACCGATACCAAAAGTCGTTCGGCCCGTCATTCCCTGACTGATAATATCATTAATCTCACGCTCCTGCGTCTTTCCGGACAACTCCGCATCATACTTGATAGGATAATACATTCCATGAATTTTCCGTCCACTCTTTAAAACAAAAGTCTTCCCGGGTACCTTTCCCAAAGGAATACCATAAAGCCTATACTGCACCTGATTACGCATTGGCCAATAAGAATTGACATGATCCCATACAGCTTCCACGAAATCCCAATCCTTATCCGTAAGATACTTCTCCAAAATTTTCTGTATCCTCTCTTCAGACAAATTCCATCCGGTAATGACACGATCCCTATTAGACTCAGTACCCCAATTCAAAGCCAAAGACAATAACTCTTCCTTTGTCGCCTTAATCATGTTTCCGTTAAAATCTTTTGTTATTTCATAAACCCTGTCATTCCTGATTTTTTGCCATTCTTTTCTACCGCCCTCGATCTTCATAACCTGCACAAAGCGTTCCTTTGCCTCATCCTCTAATTTTCTTTTTGTTCTAAATGCATTATCCATCGAACGATACAAAAGGTCATAAACCCTCTTTCCCATTCGCTCAATAAGCACCTCAGGCAAAGCCAAATCAGAAATCAATTTTTTCACTTTCTTTTTCTTTTTAGTGACATACTGTTCCGTCATAGCTTCATACATAGGCTGCTTAAACTCCACACCCACGTCATTCATGATTTCATCCGCCGCCTCATCAAAAGAAATAGACTGCCCGAATTTATCCGTAAAAGTATTACCCTCATACTCCCGTCGTCCTGTTTTATACACAGATTTCATAACACGGAGTAACATATCAAACTGCTCCACCGTTAAATCTTCCCGTATATTAATAGGCTTATCCTTATCAAAAATATTCTTCATCCATTGCGGAATTTCATCAATACCATTTTCAGTAGCCTCAATAGGATTAAGCTCATATGCCAAATTTTTCCAATCAAAAGGCATAGGATTCCCGTCATATCCTACCGGTTCTCTACCGTCAACCTTTGTAAATCCCACCTGATATGCCATATGCTGAATGAAATACCGAGCATTATTTGTCATACGTACCGTATTTGACTTACGACTGATACGATTAATTACCCCGATAATTCCATACTTCTCCAAACCATCACTATCATAAATATTCGTAGATACTTTTGGATCACCATGAAGACCCTTTCGAATATAATCCGCATACTCCTTAGCCACCTCCGCATTCATAGCAAAGCGCATCTGCTTATGCTTAGCAATAGCTGCCTCTTGCCATTTCTGCTCTTGAAGAAGACGCGATGCTTTTCGTCCTTCCGCATCTGCCTTTTTACTCCACCATTTATAACAAGTAGCTTTAAATATAGCCTTATGATAAAGAGATTCCCTCGCCTCACGCCTAAGCTGTGCGGGAGACATATCAAACTCCTGCGATGCCTGAATCCCTGATTGAATAGTATGCAACTTAGAAGTAAGTTCTGCTATCTCTTTTGCCGTAGCCTTTTCTTCCGTTCCCTTCTCATGCTCCTTTTGTTCATCCTTTGTCAAAAGCCCGTTTCGTTCTTTGATGTGATACAAATCCTCTTTAGTCAACCCTTTTCCACCATGATTGCGATTGAGTTCGATAAGAGAAGCTGATGCTATTCGTGCATATTTCTTCATCTGACGTTTCATGGCCATTTGTTCTATTTCTGCTAATTTCCGTTTTCCCTCCGGTCCTTCCAATTCATCCTCTGCCATTTCTCTATAAGTAGCCTCATCATGAAGAAGTCCATGATTATATTCCTTTCGTACCTCTTCCGTATAAGCAGCCACCCGTTCCTTCATCGTTCCGCCTAATGACTTGATAGCATCTTCATAACTCTCTTCCGTATACCCCTTTTCCTTCAAAACAGCTTGCCAATCTTTCTTTGTGGCAAACATATGATTTTCCTTCATCACCTCTAACTGATAAGGAATTTCCACAAGTAATTTCTTCTTAAACGCATCCACTTTTTGCGGAAGAATATTCTTCTCAAAATTAATCCGGTCATCACCCTTTAACTTACCCATGATATACTTGAGAACATCCTCTTTTGCCAATTCCTTGATATTTTTTACCCACTCTTTGATATTTATTTTTTCCTTATCACTGTACTCTATATGAGCATCATACATATCAGTGAGACGACGCTCCGCCGCCCAATTCTCTATTTCCTCATCCGTGGCCACCATGTGATCAAAGATATCTCGTATCTCCTGTGGCGGTTCCTTTAAACCCAACGCATTAGCCGGATTTTTAGCGATAGCTTTAGTCGTTTTATATAAATCAATAAGCCAACTCTTAAATCTTCGAAATACATCCCGTAATTCCTTTGTCGGTGCTTCACCGGTCATAAGATACCGTTCAAATCCCCGTGCAAAACGTTCTTGTATATATCGTTCCTGTGCTTCCCTATCAGTAGGATTCTTTAAAATATCCTTCTCATACCCGGCAAACTCCTTTTGAAGTTTCGTTCCTTTATACTCTGCCGTAGCTGAAGGAGAACTCATACTCCACATGCGAATAGCCGCTCTATCCCTCGCCACTTTTGCCAAAGTCTTTTTAAGACCTTCATCCGTTTCTGCCCTTCTTTGTAACTCCGGATCATGATACATATCATCAAGCATAGAAAGCCACCAATGTGCAGCCTCATGTAAAAGCGTTGATTGATTAGCCGCCTCAAACAAATGGATAACATTCTCCGTCCGGTTATATACCCCTGCATATTTATCTCTTTTTTGATAGTATTCCGGATTTTCATTTTTAAGCTTGACAAGATCTGTTTCATTTAGTATTCTATTCACAGAAATACCATTGTTGCTTTTGTCTCGCAGGCGGAATTGCACCGCGGCGCGCTTCAAGAGAACAGTGGTATTTTTTTTGTTTAAACCGAGAAGTGTGGGAAGCCGACTTCTATCTGCATATAAAAGACTTCCACCATTCACATTATTAATGAACCACTGATGGTCGATAGCATAAAAATCTGATGCTTTTTTACGGCTATACGCAGAGGCTATAATATTTGCTTTAATCCCCTTTTTATCGGCATTCAAAATAAAAGGTACAACTACATTAACACCATTTTCCCCTTTAATATCAAGAACCACTACAATTCTTCCCGGCACAGTTTTTGATCGAGATATCATAATCGGATTTGTTAAAGCTCTGGGAATTTGTTTCAAAACAGAAGCAGTCATTTCAGGATGCTCATTTTTGATTTTATTCAATTTAGATACATCAATTTGAATCGGTAAATTTCCTATTCCAAGCATTTGCATGACAAGTGGAGTATTCATAACGTGAATAGATCCTTTAATAACATCTCCATTTTCTACTGCATCTATATTTTTACTCCATGCCACTTCATCCCGTGTCAAACTCACTTCAGCTATCGTGCCTTGATTTACCGTCTGATTGTATCGGTTAATAGTCTTAATGGCTTTATCATCAAACACAACGAAACATTGACCATCACGCCCACCATGATAAGCAAGTCCTTTGATTCCCAATTTGTTAAGCAAGAGAGACGCATCTTTTTCAGGAGTATTGCTTCCTTCCCGTTTCATTTGGAAAACAACTTCTTCATAAAAGCTGCCCCCCGTTGCGTCCCCCAACTCATCAGCAGATACAGAAATATAATCATCCGGTCTTGATTTATAATACGCAACAATCCCCTCTTTTACCTTCTGCGACTGCTTGCTCAAAGGAACATCTTTATTCAAAAGGTATTCATTATCCGGTATATCCACTTCCAATAGACTGGATTGTCTTTCAATATTTGGGTAAATCTCTTTTTTAAACCAATCAACCGTAGCCTCTTCATAGTTTGACATGTCCATCCGGGATATATCCTGTTCATTAATAAAATCATCAACAATGCTCAGTTTATCCCAATCTTTTTTACGTTCTAAATCGTCACGAAGTTTCCCTATCGGCTGTCCTTTGTAATTCATATTATGGTCTTTTAATATGCGATAATGGGCAGCTACTTTTCTGTCTTTTGCGAAGTACAATCCCCACCCGTGTGCTTGTCCCCCTTCTCCTGTTCCTATGGCTCCCAAGTCGAACCGTTCAAAGGTATAAGGACTTCCGTGATACGCTTTTTGATTATATTCTTCTTTCTTGACTATTCCTAATTCTTTCTGTATAGTAGAAATGGAAATAGGATTTGTTACATGACTGTCCGACGCTGCGCCTTTGTGCGAAAGCCTCTCAGCATGCTCAAGTCCTATTTCTTTTTTATATACTCCCGCATCTTTTTCTTTAACGGCGGTATCCAGCCATACATCTCCATTCTTAGAAAATGCTAAAACTACATAATAATTAGAGAGTTTCCCCTTGATAAGTCCTATAACATGTTTTCCGTGATACTGTCCTTCATATGTCCCATTCTGCCATGTAGATAAAAACGGTTCATATATAACGTCCATGCTATCTTCAAGGTCTAAAAGTTCCCTTTCTGTAAAACCGTGGTCATTCACAATATGTTTTATTCGTTCCTCTGCATAGGTTACTCCGTTTTTATCCGTATATTTTATCTTATTGGGAGCTTCCCCTTTTTCTTTTCTCTCCTTAATTCGTTTATAGAAATCGGAAAGATTATTTATACCTGCCTTTCTTACATCAAACATTGCCTGACCATATCCATCCGCCTTCGTACTCCTGCTTCCATTTTGGATCTCCGGCAATATATCATCTATTGTGCGGCCATACTGTTTCGCGAAATTCTCTACCATTCGCGCATAAAGAAAAGCCGTATCTCGAGCGGCTTCTGCTGTTTTATTTGTTGTTTGTTGTAGTAATGCCTTTACCGGTCTATATATTTTTTGATAAGCCTCCTCACTCATCAATGTTCGCGCCTTGATATCGTCCTTATCCATTTTTTGAATATAACTTTCCAATCCGGATAAAGTATCATAATCCGCTTTGGCTTTTTTTACATCCTCCATAGCGCGTTGATACTCCTCATCCGTCATATGTCCGTCTTTATATTCTTTTATGATAGCTTCCTCATCAAGTGATTGATACGCTTTTTCTGCTTCTTTTTTTAATTTATGATAATTTCCCTCGATATCATCCATGCCTTCTGCCAATACTTTTCCGAGCATATCTTTTTGATCATCCTCAAGAGTTTCATCCTTAAGAATCTCCTCTGCCACATCAGCCTCTCTTTTTTCCTTTTCCGCTTGATGTATACTTTGCTTTGCATCAAAAATTTGTATCATGGTCTGAATATCATGAAGTGTCTTTCCGTCTTCATCAAAAGTAGAATGTTCAGATAATGTATCCGCTGCGTCTTCACTTATCGTCTGCATATACATTCCCGATTGAATTTTTAAAGGCGCACCTTCCTTGATAGCTTCATTAACTTCTTCCTGCGTTACCACATTTTTATCTATTAATTCTCCGATGGCCGCTTGCCCCTTTTCTGTTTCCGCCGCCGATGCTGCATCAATATAAACATACTCTTTACCGTTCTTATTCATTTGGTTTTGCACAATTTGACCAAAAGTACCCGGAGCGGTTTTTTCATACTTAGATTCCCCTCTGGCTTCCAATATATCCCGTGTCATTTGTTGTTCCGCCTCACGCTTTAATTGTTCGCGAAGTAGTCCCCCTTGGTCTTCTGTCAACCTTTTTATCTTTCTATGTAATAACATGCCGCCTGCGCCGGCACCCGGAAGTGCCATACCAAGCGCAGCCGGTAAAGCTTGAAACATAGACTTTGCTACATCATCTACCATTTCACCGATAGCATGACTTTTTTTACCGAATATATTTTCATCTATATCAGAAACGGCTGTTTGCGCTCCTTCCTCCAATACTTCAGGTAATGTCATTTCCGCCGTCCCCTTTGCGATATTAGCAAACGTACGCTTCTTTAATCCTTCTCTTCCGGCTTCCAAGATCTTCTCTTTGGCTTTTTCATTACTCAAAATGGTTTTAATAGTATCTTTCCCTAAAATACGTCCCGATCCCTTTAAGAAAAAATCAAAACCTACCACTTCAATACCTGCATTAAGTAAACCCACTCGTCTCCCGTGATTCAATGCTTCCTCTCTTGTATAAAGAGGATTACCATAAATATCCTTGGCTCTCATATAATCCTGATAGGCTTGTCCTGCTTCCGCTTTATATGCACCAATAGCCAAAGCCGTCTTAAGTACCCTCCCTGCAGTGATAGCACCCACCACAGGTGCCGCAGGGCCACTATCACGACCTAATGTAGGTAGCAATGGTGCCAACAATGCTAAAGCCTTTATCCCGACAAGACCCGTCTCTATCGACTGTCTCCCTTGAGAAACAGCTTCCCCTACAATCGTCAAGCCGTAATTCTCAGATTCTTTTTTCTGAAAATTCTTGATATTCCTTTCTAATTTTTTGATATTTTCCTTATCTTCATCAGACGCCTCTCCCGCCATATCCTTATAATAGAGTTCATTAAGTTCGGACATCTTCTTACCGGTATCCCAAGCCTCTCCGATAAAAGTCGTGCCCTTATCAAAAACACTCTCAATCCCACTGACAATATCTCCGACATCTTTACTGATACGTTGAACAACACTTTCATCATTTGTCTTATCAATAGCCTCTCTTGTTTTAAGAACATTAAGATAATCAAGAGTAGCCGCCGTCATGGCCACCGTATCATGAATATCCAACTCCGGATAAAGTTCAGCCATCTTTTTCGGTGAAAAAGGCTCTCCCTGCATAAAAGCGCGATTACAACTCACTTCATACATCGTCACAGCATTTTTATATAAATCATCATTATTGACAAGCGATTGAGGATTAATTCCTAAAGCCGTTCCCACCTTTTCCGCCGTAGAAAGCCGATCCTCTTTTGTTTCACTATTCCCCCACACAGCCCAGAGCTTCTGCATTTTATCCCACATGCCCGCACTATCATCGTGAGGACTCTCTCCCGTTGCTTCCGGACTATCTACCGGCGCTTTATAAATAATGGGTCTTTCCGGTCTCCGCTCTTTGACTAACCTCTTCCGTCCTTTAAGAATGTCTAAAAAATCTTCATCTTTCATGATATATCTCCTCTTTATTCCTGATCTTCTTGGTCAACGACATTATTCGTCGCGATTATATCCGATCTCAATATCCGTCCTTGTTTAAGTTCTTCAAACTGTTCCGGCGTCATCCACGTCTCGCTTCCATCCTCAAAACTTACCTGCAACATCCTTGAATCACTGTAGCGCCCGATTTTCTTTATACCCATTTTTGCTAAATCTGCCTCGCTTGCAGTTACATCCGCTCCCTTATCGCCAATCAAACCATTCGTAAATTCATACACCCAACTGCCCGGTTTTTCGGTCATCTTTTGCTGACGCAATATCTCCCAGGCTATCCTTAATTGATCATCATGGCTAAGCGGCCCGTCCGCATTCTTACTTCTTTTAGCAATTTCCCTTCGTATCATACCCATAGTCATATTAGATATTTCACTCTCTTTCACCTGAGCATAAGCGGCAATTTCCTTCTTATCCAACCGCATATGATACTTTGGATTCCCGGCATCAAATTCATTAAGAGCGTTATACATTTCATTGATTTGTCGTTGCGAAAAACTATATCCCCCCTTCTCTTGAGCCACTTTAATTGCATGGTCAAGCATACCTTTATTTACAATGTCATACCCGATAAGGTTAGTAATTTCCTCTACTCCCTTCTCATTTTCAGCTTCATTGGCACGAGCCATTCCTCTTTCTTCCCTGTCTGCATTCAGTTTCGCTGTACGAAGACAACTTCTAAATTGCGGTGAATCCTCTAATTCCGGATACTCCTCTTTTTTCGTCTGATAATATTGATAAATAGCAGACGGGCTATACCCCTGTTGAATTAACTCAGTAACTTGCTTATCTATCTCATCATATAAATTTGCCAAATGCTGCTGCCGCTCCCGTACCTTTTCTTGAAATTGTACCCTGAATGCGTCCTTCCGTTTCTCTTCTAACGCAGCCCTCTCTTCTTCAGAAATATCATCATTCGGATCATTGTAACGAGGCGCAATAGAACTTACACTCGCAACATAATTGTCTTCCTCATCTGTATAATATCCGTGCTTTTTCATGAGCCTTGCCAAATCAGCAGCAGATTTTACATTTTTTCGCTCTTCTTCTGTGGTATGATCCAACATCCACTGCACATAATCTTCCGCTGATTCCTCCGGAGAATTATATACCTTAAACTTAGCCATCACACTGTATTCATTTCCATCGGCGTCACGTTCTGTTGTTGGAAGTTCCTGATACTCTCCCTTACCGTCCCACTTTATCCCGAAATAATTATTCCTCGGCGCTGATTTGCCATTCCCTGATTCATGAGAAGCTACCGCAAAACCCAATGACGGATCAAAACCTAATCTTTCTGCTATATACTTGCCTATACGTCCACATGGAGTATCAGCATATGTTCCGACCACCAACGGATGTTCTTTTCGATATATCGCATAAACCTCTTGCCATGGCATATTTAAGTATTTAGGATTCTTATCTAAAAAATCACCGCTTTGCGCCTTTGTTGTCTTTTCTGTCTCTTTATCCAAGAATATTTTTTCATATTTCTTGAGAATACTTTCATCGGCTTTCCGCTCTCGTAATTGTTTTATTGCTGCCAATCCCTGTTTGGTATTTTCCGTATCAAGTGCCGTAGACAAAACTGTCTTAGCTAACTCATTCAATTCCTTTCGTTCTGCTTCGGCGATAGCCAATTCGTCCATGCCTAAGCTTGCGCGAATAGCTGTTTTTTGTTGTACCCCACCATCATAAACGATATTAAATAAATCGGGATCCTTTGCTACCTTAGACGCTATATTTGCATTTATGGCATCAATTTGATTTCCCGCATACTTTAACTTTTCTCCTCGTTGATATTTGTCTATGATTAATTTTTGTGCTGTTATATCATTTTCCACTTGTTTCCGGAAAGCGTCTGATGCATATTGACTGCCTATCCCAAAATCTTTTATAACCTTTTGTCGAATTTCATTTTCTTTTTCCCCATAAATCGCTTCCACTTGTTCCGCTTGCTTACCTTGCATCGTTTGAAGAAGACCCTCATTTTCATCATAGAGTAAGCTGTTAACTCGACGATTATATTCATTCGTTGCATCAATGACTTTATTATTTTCTCCACGGAGCCATTCTTTTTCTTTCTCGGCATAAATCATATTGACAGCTTTCCCTAAATCGTTCCATTCACTTCCGGTACCGCCATAAGCCTGAATATTCGTGACAGCATTCATCTTCGCTTGCTCTATATTTTTATTTACCGATGGCTCATACTGCGTTAATTTCATTGATTTTTCCTCCACTTAGACGGTTGATAAATACGATGTCTTCCTATCCCCTGTCCTATCAAATCTTTGGTCATTGTCAGTCCCGATACTATATCATACGAAGGCTTTGAGAAAATAGTCATATTCCTCGAAAACGGATTTCCGTAACTCTCTCCTATGCTTGGCGTACCATACGAAAGAGTTCCTTTTTGTATATCTCCCGTAAATCCCGTTTTCCACCCCGTCGTAGCAGTTTGATCCGACGGAATATGATTTTGGAATTGATTCTTTGCTCCATATATTCCCACAGCCGTATTTACAAAGTTGGCCAAAAGCTGTATTCTCCCCTGCCGTTTCACATTAGCTGCCGCCGCCCTTGCTCCTGAAGCAGCATTCATATAATTTACCTGTTCCCGATAAGCATTCAATGTGTCATTGCGCTGATTGGATAAAAGATTCATACTGTCATTTCTATAGGCGGAAATAGCAGCGCTTCCGGCATCTAAAACACTTCCGCCGCCATCAAGTCCGGAAGCTCCTGCCGATGCAGCTTGCTGTCCCAAAACCAATCTGCGCTTATCATCTAAAACACGTTGCCTTTGAGCATACTGCTCCGCAATCATATCCCTTTGTCTTTCCATGATTTGAGCATTTTGATTAGCCGCCTCAGCCTGTGCCTGATACGCCTGCGCCTGTGATTCCGTAGCATTTTGTATTTGAATATGTTGCATAATCCCCTGCAAAGCTACCAACCCCATCATAACCGAACACATAGCTACCCCCTCTTTCCTATTTCAAATCCAATAAATTCTTTTCCCTCCGGAGATGTTATTTCACCAAAGAAAATAGCGCCGGCACGTTCAATATACCTAAGCGCTTTCTTATTATTTTTCCCTATCCAATTCATCATATATCCATATGTGCGAAGACACCTATCAATATAATCACGACCGCACATGACAATGGTTTTCTTATGCCGCTTTGCCTCTGTCGTACCGATAGCCCATATCTGACTTCCATATTTGGCATACCCGAATATCATAAAGGGAACGCCTTTTTTATCCACTACCTTATACACCTCTGTACTTACTGATATAGACTCAAAAATAGCTTGTCTCGTTTCCCGATGAAAAGCCGTAATTTCATACTCATCTTCAGGTCTTATATGCTTGGCCATGTATTCCACTAAGTCAGATACACCATCTCTCTTCACCGCTATAACTTTATCATTACCGTACATACTATCCATCAAGGACCACCTCTCTTATGACTGCCGATAAATTAAAAGGATACGGTTCATCAGAAATAATAACTATCCTTCCTGTAAGTTCAAAACCTTTATTCGGCATCGTAATCCTTTTATCTCCGCTATAAAGTTTAATCTCCTGATTTGAAAACTCTTCATATTTAATAGGAATGATATTCTTTTCCTCTATGCCGATCCATCCACCCAAGCTATTCACCAATCGAAGAGTAGCAGCAGCCACCTTTTTCTTTCGCCCCTGCAATGTACCCATTTGAGTAGCCATCTCTATATTTGGTAACTCTACCTTCATGTTATATAGAAGACCTACCACCACAGAAAATCCTTTTCCCGGTATAGTAAAATACCCGTTACTATCCGTTTTCGTCGTATAATACCTTCCGTCAGCCAAAACCCCGATATCTGTATTCGATAAATGATACTGTCCTTTCCCGGTTTCATGTTCACTGACGATTTTCATAGCTGAATCCATCATGATATAATCTGCCGGCAAATTAGACCCGGCATCAGCTTGTTCCAAACGCTCTATCATCTGACGCCCCTTACGCCGAACTACAATATAAATACCGTCCTTATTCGGTTCTTCCACATTGCATACTGCAATTATGCTTCCTTGAGTAACAAACTGTGACCAAGCATATATCTTTTGATCTCGCACATAAGAAAGACAAGCCATCGACCCGTCACTCAAGACAAAATACATTCGACTATCCGGATCCTGCATATAAGCCATATCCACGACTTCCCGATCCTTCGTGATATGCTTGGCCAATAAAGTCAAATCCTGTCCATCATATGAATCCGACTCGAAATTATACTGCATATCCCGCACAGTCTTTCCGCGATGTTGAATAAATATGAGCCGACCTCCGATAGAAAGAGGAACAACATCCGTACAGCCTCTCGATGTTTGCTGCTTCGGATTTGCCTTCGTAGGAGTTAAAGTATTTGCTCCCGATAATATCCATTCATTTCCGCCCGTCATAATGATTAAATCAGACTCAGGACAAAGATGTTTCAACGTTTGCTGATTGCGATTGATAAAAGCCAAAGCAATAGCCGAATCATCCGTTACCGTACCGCCCACCTTATCCACGGAAAAATTCCCATAATCTCCACTTCGACTCATCCACATCATATAAGGTTGCTTTTTGGTAGCACCTAAGCACAATCTATCCTGAAAAAATCCAATCGTCTCCGGATATCCAAATTCTTTATTCCATGCATCTCTACAAAAATAAGTGGCACGAACATTCTCTGCCGGAGACTGTTCACAACTCCCATCCGCCGCCTTATCACTATAAATGGAAGTTAATTTGATGACACTTTTATGCGTATACGGAAGCACCGTAAAATCTGTATTAGCTTTATTCGTTTCGCTTTTTACCCTAAACCATGTATGCTCATCTACCGTGCCGCTCTCTGCTGCATTGAAATCCTCATCAGCCGTATACGTACGAAAAGTTTTCCATTCACCATTTTTCCCTTTTCTTTTTTCAATAGTGATTTTCCCCTTCCACGTTCCATGTGTAATAATTTTCCAACTTTTTCCGCAAAGAAGAGCTTCAGAAGTATCACGCCCCGAAAGGGAAACAGTTCGTGCTTCTACCTCCTGTTGTATTTCTATATAAGTTCCCTCCATGTCCGGAGTAAATAAAGCTTTATCACTATGAAGAGACACATGCCCGTCATCTCTGATATCTACGGTAATGGACACATCATCAGAAGAAAAAATAGAATCAAAATAAGGATTTTTGATATCAAAACGATGTAACTTGAACCCGTCGGAATATCTGCTGAGTTTCATAATAGGATGTGTCCCTGAAGCAATAAACATCACATCCGCCGATTGACACATACGAAGTTTATCTAATTCCTCGGCTATATAAGGTGTATCCAACATACCATCCATCGGATGGCCATTCTTCCATATACGAAGATACCGATGTCCAAACTCCAATAAATATGCACCACCGGGCGCTTTAAATTCCTTTAACTTAATTTTTCCCGTATCATAAGTTTCACCGCAATAAAGAGTTCCGCCTCTCTTATACACAGATCCATATGGTCTGATATAAGCATTTTCCGCTTGAAGTAAAGCATTCTGATACTTATCCAAATCAATACGACTTGCTACTTCCGGTGCCAATTCACCTGCTCCAAAAGATGGCTGCACCATGTAAATAGTTTCTCGTGCCATATAATCATCTCCCGTCCATATATGTCGTAGGATATTCCGTTTTACGATTATCCTGTATGGCACTTTGATATTTCGCATTATAAATATCCTGCTGCATCATCTGATAATGCAATTGCGCCATCGTCTGACTACCTGACAAAGGAACAGCAATAGCCGATGCCAATGCATGTGCTAAAGCAGAAACAAACGTATCCGGAAACATATCGGCATTTTCCACATTAGCAGTATATGTAGCATAAGCACCGGATACATCAGTGCATACCGCCTTTGTTGATTCATTTAAAGTAAGTACCTGCCAATCTTCCTTTTTAATGATACGATCGTTCCCCTTCTCATGAATTTTTCGTATGATAAGACACTGTGCCGGATAAGCATACACATAGTTCCACCCTGCTACCTCCTCTTTAAGAAGAGCCAATTTCTGTTTTCTTTCCGCAAAATTCCATCGATATTCCGAAAGCAATTTCCGCCGCAAATGATTATAAAAAAGCACACACTGCGCCGACTCTTCAGACTCTTCCTCAATAGAGGCAATGCGCCCTTGCCCGATATACGCCAAAGCAATATTACAAATATCTGTTCCGTTCATTTGATTTTCCTCCTTCTCTCTATGTTCATCATTGATAAGCACATAGAGAAAGAGGGAATAATTCCCTCTTATCATTTAACTATACTTCTTAACCAAGCCTATAAGATCCTCTTTGGTTTTGATTGTTTCAGGTATCTCTACACCCTGCATAATGAGTTTTGCCCGAAGTTCATTAGCGGACAAGTCTTTTAACTCCCGTCCGCTTTTTAACTTCGGATAATGAAGTGCCTCTATCATTGAAGATTTACATCCGGTGTAAGAAATGCCGTAATCGTACCTGTAGTAGCACCCGTCACTTCTATACGAATATACTTTTTCAAACCTAAAGGCATACGAAGGTTTGCTCCTTTCCCTTCATCCTTTTCTACTTTAAGCGTAGCAAGAAGAACAGCATCACTCATATCCTCCTTATCGGAAGTTTTTACCTCCAACGCCGCCTCAGCAGATAAAGCCTTATTTACCATGGCGCAAATCCACAGTCCCTCATAAGCGCATCCGCCTTCTCCGTTGGCAAGGACATTTGATGTCACGCCCCCTGTTAAATCATGTTTATAGAAAAATGTGTTTTCAGCATCAATAATCATAATAGATCTCCTTTCAATGACTTATAAAAACTCTTATTTTGCTTCAGCAATAACATCTTCTGTATCGGTAAGCGCATCTTCCTTCTTGACAATGATACCGTTCACTGCAATTTGCACCATACCCTCAGCCAATTCACGACGAGTAATATACGCATTATTCTTATCATTGAAATACAATGTAAGGAATGTGTACATTTCCGGAGATACATACCATACCGCCTTGACATTATTAAAACTTCTCATACGCCCCTGCGCACGAATCATAGAATCTATAACAAGTTTTTTATCTGCTACCTGTTCAGACTTTTCTACCGCCGCCAAATCGATATTACGTACTGCCGCCACCATTTCAGGATCTTTTACGGCAAGACCGGGCTTCCACCGGAAAAGAGTAGACAACGCACGGAAAGGATTTCCATCCGGATCAAACGCATCAACCTCTCCTAAATCCTGTCTCTTTAATCCGGCATAACCATACTTCGGATAAATACCCGTTACCGCTCTTTCTCCCCATCCTACCAAATAAGCAGAAGAAAGCTTTCCTTTTCCTTTTCCTCCTGCATCAATAACTTGATAAGAAGCCTCATGCTTTTTACCGCCGAAACTATTATAACGAATACCCAATCCGTTAAATTGATCTAAATCTTTCGACGAATCACCATAGAAAATATGATGCGCCACAGTTTCACCCATAGCCTCTACAAAAGCCATATCTTCCGAATTACGGAAAGCCTCCTTATCCGGCTGCAAAGAAATAAGTTCCGTATCGACAATAGAACGTGCCTCTAAAATGCAGCATGTATCTACTACCTGTTTCGTACTCGACTTGCCCGCAGGTACCCCACGATTGATTTGTCTCAGATAGACATTCGGAAGACCCGTACGCTGAGTAGTCTGATTCCCTGTAGGTAAATTCCCTTCCGCCCATACGACATCATCCATGATAGGATTCGACTGAGCTAAAGTCTCAATGACTCGATCAATAGCACCATCCGGTGTTTGACGTTTTCTTAAATCGTTAAATGTTAATGCTAATTTTCCTACTGTTGACATAATATTTCCTCCTGTTTTCACTTATTAATAATTTTCAAAATTCGTATTCGGATAAAGTGCTGCTCCTCCGGAATTTCCGGCACCGCTACCTCCTACACCCTTATCTTCAGACACTAACCGACCCAACTCAGCAATAGCTTTGACAACTTCTACACGGTTCCCTGCACCCGTTTGATTTAGAATCTGACGAATATTAGGAGACGTCTTTTCAATATACGAAAGACCCGCTCCATACTCATTCATCGTCTTATCAAAATTCGCGCCCAAAGACTCCTTTGTCTCCGTTGCCCAACTGTCAATTTCCCTCTCACGACTATCAGCTACATTTTGAATCAACCTTTGTGCCCACTGAAATCCATAACCGGCTACTTGATTCGCCTCTTCATTAGTCAAATTAAGACCCCTGCAAATTTCTCCGAAATCCTTAGACGTGGCTTCATCAAGCGTCTCACCATCCGGTAATGCTTTAGAAAAATCATAACTATCCGGCGCACCACCATCCGATGCTCCGCTATTTTCCGTAGCCACGCTTCCTGCTTCAGAAGCCAAAGAACTTCTTTCCTCATTTGTCTGACTCTTCTCCGTACCGGCTACCTGCGTATTCATGTCATTGTTCGCATCTGCCGTCGGATTCGTTTCAGTCGTTTGTGTTACTGCTTCATTATTCATGATTATCTTCCTCTCCCATTAAACGTTTCTGCTTATATTGAAAATCTGCAAACTCTTTTTCAGCTTTCTGTTTTGCGTTAAACCCCTCCTTTCCCAACATGTCCATGATATTTCTCGTAAGTTCAATTCCGATGGACCTCCTCCCTTCGTTATAAAACGTATGACTATTTCCCGTAAACGTCTCAGCCACGTATCCGCTCATCTCCAATATATACGTAAAAAACCATCGCCCCTGCTTTGTTTTAAGCATAGTGCGAAGATTCTTTTTAGTTTCCTCTTGATACTTCTTCTGAATATACTTTCTGACAAGTTCATCATGCTTAGTAACAATAGTTTTCATTACATCACCCCGAGACCCAAGGCATTATTAAGAGCCGGATTCCCATCCTTAGTAGCCTCTGTTAAATTCTTGGCTGCCTCAGCTGCAGGTGCCATCGTCTGTGCTGCCATTTGCATTTGCTGTTGCTCTTGCATTTGCTGTTGCATTTCCTGTTCAGCCTTTATCATTTTCTCAATTTCTTCAGTAGACCTCTGCATAATTGCCGGTGCACCCAAAAGTTCGAAATACCTCTTGACCGTTCCCACAGGATCGATTGCCTTAAGTGCATCCGGATAAAGCTGAGCTATCTGACCCACAAAAGAAACAGCCTGTTCTATATTCACAAGTCCACTCATCTTTTGTGCTTGAGCCAAAGGAGAAATATACTCTATCTTAATATCCTGATTCATAAGACGCTCTGCCACTTCTTCCGGAATAGGCTCAAAAATACCCATGCGCTCCGCTATGTTATACGTCCGCTCAATAATCGGTGATAAAAACTCATCCTGAAGACGCTCTACCACCGGGCCCAATTGTTGTAACTTCTCTTGCTGCCTTTCCATGACTTCCCTTGCAGTCATCTGTGGCGTATCAATAGAATCAAGCATAAGGAATAAATCGGCACTATATATCCTCTTAATACTTTCCTCTGTCTTTTGTATTTCCGCTGCCAACCACTGAGGATTGACCGGAATTTGAAATAAAGGCTCTACCGTATTATTCCCCGCTAAATTATTAATAGCTGTATAACCGCCCGGTATTAAATTTACCCCTCCGGTATTTGTTACATCAGCCGGTCCCTTCATAGGCGGCTTTACCATAAGCTCTACCGCCGTCAAAAGATCCTTCTTCATGATCTGAAGCATTCGGGCGTCACCTTCGGCATACCACCCCGGACCCTTTCCATAAGCACTTCCCTCAATCACTTGATACCGAGCCACCGGTACAGGGAACTCCTCAAAACCACCCGTATAAATATAACCGCCATTCTCCGTTTCCGATTGATTTTCAATGTAATAAAGAGAAATATACGGCATATTCCCGGCACCGATGCCCGTAGGCGTCTTCACCTTATTCGGTAAAACAATCCAATATGTAGTAAACTTTTTCGTAACAGAAGCAGCACCCTTCAAAACCTCTTTCACATGATTAGGCAAACTATCTATACCGAATTGATTTTTCAATTGTTCCGCCGTCATTTGAAATCGCCTGATAAAAGTATCGACACGTCCACCGGTACTACCGGAAAGATAGTATGTTCCTACCGTATAATGCTGATACCTCACACCCGTTTCATCAGACGCAAAAACGCCTAAAGGAGCTTGACCATAACCAAGCTCCATATAAGCACTATAAATAGCATTATAGAAATTACTCTTGTGAAGCATATACTCCACAACTTCCTGCCGCTTATCCAAAATAGCAGCCGCCTCAATATCCTCATTAGCACTGCTATCTGAAAACCCAAACTTAAACCACTGCCTACTGGGCGGTGTAAGACCGGACATAATTCCTGCCGCAAAAGCACAATTAGCAGCCCACGCACAGCCGTTGGCTATCATTAGATCCTTTCTCCGTGCCCTATTCGTCTCATCTTCCGTATCGGAAAACTCCCCTAAAAACGGCAACTGATAATCTCTTATATCCTTCCATCTCTCCTCATAAGGAATCCGCATCTCCGCCAATGACTTCTGAAGTTGTAAAATATACTTCTTCTCAGGCACCTTACTTATTTTATTATCCCTCGGTGTCATACGACCCGTAGTAGCAATGGCTGATAATCTATCCATAATATCTACCTTTAACCCAATGTACTCTTACCACCGGAACTCTCCTGTGCCACATCCGCCAAACGCGTAGCAGCAAACCCCTGCTTTTTCTTCTTTCGCTGTGCAGACTCCGCATCAGCACTCGTATCAGCACCGATATCAGAAGACGTAACCGTAGTCGCACCCGGCGCTACCTTCTTAATCACAGGCGCAGCCGGTGCACCAAATATTTTTGCTAAACACATTGTCAATTCCTCCTTCTTTAACTACTGAAATAACTTATACTGCGTATTCGTAGACATCCGCCGCCTACCTGACAAAACCACAGGAACAGCAAAAGTAAGCGCCAATGCATCCGCATCATTCGGAGATGGAATCCCCTTTTGCTTCATATACTCCTTACTTTGCAACTGTAACTTCCCATCATCCGTCGGCTTAATCTCTACCCCCGTCAAATCATCCTGCATCACTTGATCATCAGGATAAGCACCCCCTTTCAATAACCACTTCCTCATACTCTCCCACATATACGCCCTCATATTTTTACAAGCCGGATCCGGAGATTCACCGGCAAAAGAAATAAGATTCCAATGACGACCCATCGTTTGCCCCGCCGAATAAATCCCTGTTCCATAACCCAAATCAATATTTACCGCATCCGCATGATACTCATCCTCAAAACGAGCAATCAAATTGGCCACCACCATATCATTATCATTCTTCTGTATCTTCTTAAGCCTTTTAGCCATAAGTCCCTGACGAAGCCAAATAGCCGTAGCATCATCACCCATCCATGCGGGATCCACTCCGATAACCACCGGCGCAAACCCAAACTGCTCTGACTTAAGATTCCGGCCCCTTGCCTTCTCCGCCAACTCCGTAGAAATAAGCTGAAGAGACGAAGCATTAGGGAACTGTCCACGCACACGGACACGCACATAGTCACTATCTTCACCCCAAGTATCTATCCATTCCTTGATACGCTCCTTATTAGAAAATGATACCGTTCTTGAATCCACCTGCCTCTGCTTCCATAAATGCCTAAACTTATGAAAACAATCATAAAACCGCCCCGTATTTCTCGTCGGATTACCAAAAGCACACCAGATAATCTCCGTATCCCTATCCGTCATTGCGCCCTCAGCCACTTCCCAAATAGGATTAGCAATAGCCGATGCCTCATCAAAAAGCATTAATATTCGCTTCCCTTGATTATGCAACCCGGCAAAAGCCTCTGTATTATTCTCACTCCATGGAATGGCATCTATACGCCAATTCTTCTCCTTGCCCTTCTCATTAGAAAAAATAGCAGTAGCCGTTACCGTAAATAACGTTCTGCCAATGAACAAGTTATACCACTTAATAAGCTCCGGCCATGTTTTTGTCCTAAGCTGCGTATCCGTATTAGCCGTCACAACACCACGAGTATCCTCATGCGTTGACATCGCCCACAAAATAAGCCATGACACCATCGCTGATTTTCCGATGCCATGACCCGATGCCACCGCCTCCCGAATAACTTCATTAGGACATTTAAGTCCACTACCGATATCCTTAAGAACTTCCCTTTGCCACTCCTCGGGCCCCTTCATCTTCTCCAAAAGACCCGGCTCACCCCAAGGAAAAGCAAAATAAACAAAACTCAACGGATCATGTGTATATTCACCCAAAGCCTCTATCAATTCAATTGTCGGATCTATGACTGCCTTTTTCTCCGTCATATACACCAATCCTCACCTTTCAACACTATCACGCAAAAAATAACCTCCACACACCATTTATTTATCCTCACGCTCAATCACCCTTGCCCGAGCCGCCTTCAATGCATCAGCTATAGAAATGTTTCCCGTTACCTCTACCTCCTGCTTATCCCGCCACACCTTTGGCTTACGATTCTTAAGCCAAATAAGACAAGCCACCACATCCGGAGGCATCTCCTTCTCGATATTTTTAGTAGACCGAAACCCCTTACTATTCGTCTCAATCACGTGCTCGATGTAGCTATATCCTATCGCTCTTTTATATAACGCGTTTTCTACTTTTATATCTGCTATGTCTTTATTTTTTCTTAAGGCGTCGCATATGTCGCTATATGACCTCTTCCACTTATACAAAGTTTTAACGGAAATATGCATGTTATCCGCAATATCCTGATCAGTCAACCCGTCCCTTGCCCATGCACCTAATCTTTCCAGACCATCTTCCGTTCGCCACTCCTCATACTTACCCTTAGCCATTTCAACTCCCTACCCCTAATCTCCTAAAACCTGCAATAAAAAACCCTGCCGACTAAGCAGAGCCTTTTACAAACTTATGATTGGAGTGATTTATCACAATTACATTTTACCACACAAAAAAGTATCTTTTTGTATCTTCTTTTCCAAACTACGCAAAGAACTTCCATGAAGACGAAATAAATAATGAATCTCATAACCCATCTCCCGAGAAATAACCTCCCACCGCTCACTCAAAATATACCGCCGCATCAAAATATTTCTCCTTACCGCATCCGCCTCAAAAGAAATAATCCTCTCCGCCATCTGCCTATCCTCAATAAGCCTCATATACTGCTTTTGAATACGTAGATCCTCACGCTCAAGCCTCTCCACAATAGACTCCTGCATAGAGCGCTTCTGCTTCTGCTGCCTAAGCACACCCATTTTATGATACCCCGCATGAAAAATCTCACACTCAAGCATCTTTCTACGACGCAAATACACATCAAGCGTCCCCTTTTCCCTTCGTACCCTGTTTAAAAACTCTTTTACCATCACAATGATAACCCTTACTTCCCGCCACTTTCATCAGCACTGCCAAAAGCCCGATGCATAATCCGGTACATCCGCCGATGATAAACGCCCCAATCATCACAATAATATCTATCCCGCACATAACTACCTCTTTATACGAACCTCCCCCAACAACAATCGCTCCAAAATACTCCCATTCGCCTTTACCTCAGAACCGCACACCCTTACCATAAGACCCCTGTCACAAACAAACCGGAACCCCTTCATTACACGCCTCTCCTTAGGAAACGAAATAGAAAACACCTCCCCCATCTTTACACCCAACAAATCCAATACCCCCTCCAAAATCACTCCATCACTACACTTACCTCTCCCTTTGCTCATTCTTCCTTCACCTCACACATCACATACCCATTACGCCCCCTATGAGACGGAAACGTCATATGCTCCACCGTCGCCAAAGAAAGCCCCGACATATCCGCAACCTCCTCAAACGACCCAAAACCGATAACCTCATCATTTCCGTTATACAAAATCCACGTCCGATACCTCTTCGGAAGTACCGCCGTTCTTACTCCGGATGCCATACCCATCACTCCTCGGTCCTCCTCAAACGCTCAATACGAGTAATAATCTCTACCGCAGCCTCCTCAAGCTCATCTACATCATCACGCATAATCTTAGAAAGAATCCTATTAACAAAACTCACCGGAATCCGAACCGTCTCCTCAGGTACATCCATATCCAACGCCTCATGCGCCCGATTGATAATCTCAAGCTCCACCTCACTCATTCCATTCCACACCGCAGCACACCTATCTATATTCCACTCACCCTTACACTGTGACATATCACTTCACCCTTTCTCATAACTGCAACCTATCTCATAACTGTAACCTGACTTGAACCATACCCTTTTTCCCTTGCACATCCCGAACACCTCGTAACACATCATCCTCCCTCACACTCACCCCCTTCACCATACCCTTCATTTGCTTGAATCGGATATACTGATACGGATACCCATCTTGAGTCCATCCGCTTTCCTCCTCCGCTATATAAAATCCCTTTCTCCCCCTTGGATTCTCTCTCCAATGTCGACTATAAATTTTCTCCTTTTTTACCCTCGGCCTTTTCAAATTTCGACTCTGACTCCACCTCTTCCTTTGCACCGCTCCCTCTTCCCTTATCGTCTCATCAGTCTCCTTGACAAAATACTCAGCCACCCTTCTGCAATCCTCCGCAGCCCCATCAAAATATCTGAAAGAACGATAATTCAATATTCCATACCTCCACAAAGCCTGTATCTCTTTCCTTGATACCTTCTTCGATGCATTCAGTAAAACATGATGATGAATCCTATGCCCCTTATACTCCGTTACATAAATGTACTTCAATTCCTCTCCATTCTTCCGATATAGATTATGCAAATTCCTTAAAAAATTTCGCACCCTCCTTTTCGCCTCTTCCCTATCCGGTGGAGGATCTCCATACGTCAAATCCAATCGGTAATCATCCCTCCTAAAATTTGTAACAATAAGTCGATACAATTGCTCCTTTGCCCTTCTCGAATTACCCCTTTGAACGGCAGCATCCGTCTTCCTCTCATTCGGCCTTCTCGTCTTCTTACCACCCAACCTCCATGTATGGTACTTCCTCTCCTCATATCCCCCCGGATAAACAAAAGTCTCTTTCATGTATGGCATGATCTATCCTTCTTTTACTCTTATGCTTAACAACCAATTCCTGATTAAAAGATTTCCCTCTATCGATTTATCTGAATGTATCACCACAAGAAATATTTCTTTACACATTGATGTCGCTAAAATAATAGGAATATCAAGAATGGAAAGAGGGCGAAAACCCCCTTATTCACTCACTATTCACAAACTGTAAACAACTCCGAAACCCATCAAAAACCGTTGCAAAAAACCCTGTAAAAAAACCAAATACATAACTCCGTAAAAATTACCTATATATGTATATATAATAAATAAAATATACAATATATAAATAAACACCTAAACATCCGACACACGCCCCCTGTGATACCTGCGAAAACTACGATACCTACGCTCAGCAAACGCAATCCCCCTATGAAAACTCGGGAAATAAGGACAATCCCGATGCACCGGCACAAGAGACCCCATACGCATCGTCCACATCACAACATCCGCAGAAACATCCAAATGACAATGAGAACACACATACGCCCTATTCATCACAAGAATCCCCGCAAAGCTCACGAAACATTCCATCCGTCCACTCATAAACCCGCTTACCCTGATACTTAGCATAAATATACTCAGCCATACACCCCGGAGACCGCTCCCACGCCCCCGTAAGAATCAAAGCATCACACCGAGACAAAAGACCTATACACCTATCCATTAACTCCAAATATCCTCCCTTAGCATGAGCCACAACCTTAGGCACATAACTAAAATTATGCAAAGGAGACAAAATAACACTATTCGGAAAAAGACCAAACAAAGAATAAACCACCTCATTCGCCGAAGAAAACTCCTTAGACGGACGAGCCACATAAATCACCCGAGCCCTACCAATCCTCTCAAGAACAAGATCACTTACATCCTCCACGACAACCCCTCCATTCACTTGCATCACAAACCTCCACCTGACCATAAGCAAAATACTTCAAAACAGGCGCACCACGAGGAACCCTGCCAATCCTCAAAAGAACAGAATTACACGTCCTATCCACCACAACCCCATGCATCACCACACGATCACCATCCATCACACGCACAGTAGACCCATAAGGCAGCCGCAAAAACTCCTCACGCCTCATATATACCTCACCACTCAAAAATCCACACAAACCAATCCATAACAACCACAAACATGCTATAATAGGAATGGAATCACATAGCACTATTCCACCCACTGACGATTGATAGTAGCAATATCAATCGTCTTTTTCAATTTCTTCAATCGCGAGCATAACGTGTGACAAAACGAGCTCGGCTACTCCCCTTACAACAACAGCGATACTGTCTCCGCTCTCATCTGCCTCTTTACGTCCTTCAGTGACTTTTGTTTTTTGCACCTTTAGCCAGTTTTTAAGCTCTATCATTTTTTCTTTATCTGTCATTTGTGTAATCCTCCATTTACCTCAACCATTCAATTTGTCTAAATATGTCATAAAGCATCGCCGGAACACTGTCTGCACTTATATTCGCCCTGCGTTTTTCCGTTCCGTAAAATGTGACGTCTACATAATCACCATTAAATGTTTCTACAAGTTCGATATCCGTCACACCGCAATCGGAATAGTCCAGTGCTTTCTTCAGGTACATGAGCGCATGCTGCCTTTTGCTTCTTTCGATGAGTGCCAAAAATGCAAGATGTTCATTCTTTTCTTCAATCTCTGTCATTATTTACCTCCTGTGTTATAATAGAGGCGGAAAGTTTTGGCGATTCTTTTCCGCCCTGCCGATTGATAACTGCAATTATCAGTCGGCTTTTTCATTACTACAAAACATCCTATTTCCACAAATCTCTGCGTTATCGCAAATTATTGCGTTGCTGCAAACTTTCGCATTATCAAATACCTTAACATTGTCGAATATCCGAGCCTTGCCACAAACTTTCGCATTATCAAATACCTGAACATTGTCGAACATCCGAGCATTACCCCAAATTCTTGCATTATCAAATACCTGAACATTGTCGTATATCCGAACATTATCAGCTATACGAGCGTTATCAAATACCTTAACATTGTCGAATATCCGAGCATTGCCGAATATTCGAGCGTTGTCGCATATCCATGCACTTGCGTAGACCCACGCCGTTCCATCGTGGGATAAATTTTCTTCTCGCTCTATGAAGCCACCTAAATCTCCCACTTTTACATCTCCGAAATTTATAACGGCTCTAATTCTATGTAAAGTCCGAAAGCCGGCTTCTTTCGTTTCCCTCGTAAACTCATATTTCCTCATTTTGTTTTCTCCATTCTTCTCAACTCTTCTCCGTTCTTCTCAACTCTTCTCCGTTCTTCTCAACTCTTCTCCGTTCTTCTCAACTCTTCTCCGTTCTTCTCAACTTTTCCCAACTTAATCATTGTTCCCTCGCCTCTCTGACTCTTACAATCACAACTCGCCCCGGCTGTAACGCCGTCGGGTCTTCTATGTGATTATCCTGCATAGCCTGCCAGACTAAGCGGTTTAAGTCCTCTTTGTCGGTGGCGATCTCCGAGCAAATGTCCCAGAGAGTTTCCCCCGACACAACCTCTTTGTGGTACTCGATAATAGTTGTCTCGTTATCGAATACATCCGCCGTGGCTATACCGCCAATAATTAATAGCGGTACTGCCACTGCTGCCGCCACACGCCCCCATCTAACTCTCCTCTTCATGCCATTCTCCTTTTCTTCATAACAATGTCCGCCACTTGCGAACTATGTGCTTTCATGCCGATTCTTAACTTGGCACGGTTCGTTGCCCACTCTTCTAATGCCCGGTAGGTCGACACCCTCTTGCTTCCTACAGCAAACACCGGAAATGTAGGATCGTTTTCTGCATATTCCCGTACCTGCTTTGTGCCGATATGCAGTATTTCTGCTATTTCATCCGGAACAAGTCCTATCTTCTCCATAATCAACACCTCTCTTTCTTGTACTGCCTTTGGAAAACAATTTCTTAAGACTTGTGTTTTGTAAATTCATCTTTAAGCCGTGCAATCTCCCCATATAAAATGGATTCTGTATTCGATGCTGTTCCCGGTATAAAACTTTGGTGCTCATACTGTATCGCCTTAATACAAATAAGAACTAAACTAATAAGAATCTTTATTTGAATCTCTTGGCTTGTACCGGACAACAGATCATTCACCATCACCTGAACTTCCGAAAATAGTGTTTTTTTTGCCTTCTCCACTTTCACTCACCTCTCTTTCTTTGGTTAAAGGGACGTGTTCACTCACGTCTCTTTTTCATCCTTCGCCGGTAATACCGGAAACACGGAATACTCATCACTCAACATATGAACCGCCGCCAATACGACACTCACTTCGCAGCGTGACATTCCCGATAAAAGCCTCACTACTTCTATCGTGACGTCCGCTGTTTTTTTATTTGAGTCATACCTCCGAATCACACTTTCTATGTCTATGTCTACCACCTTGCCACCCCCTTCCACGCTTTTTATTTGCCTTGTTACTTATAAAGTGACATTGTTCGCAAAAAAAATAGAAAGCATACGATTCTCAGAAATACCCAAATAGTTACACATTTGAACAATTTCATCGGAGTCAAATACTTTCCTTTTCATTTTGTTGTAAAATGTTCTTTCGCTTATTCCTAACATATCGGCAACATCTCTTTGTGATTTACCTTGTTCAGCCATTGCCCCTTTTAGAAGATTAACATTCACCATTTTATACCGCTCCTTTCTTGTCACTTCTTACGTAACATATGTTACCATTTCATTTTTCACTTGTCAAGAAACTTTTTTCATAATTTGTCACTTATCGTGTTGCATGTTGGAAAATTTTTTCATATAATGATAAATATGGAGGTTATTATGAAACTAAATGAAAATATAAAACAACGTCGTTCAGAGTTACAACTTACGTTAGAAGAAGTTGCAAAAGTTGTCGGCGTATCACGTCAAACAATACAGCGTTATGAATCCGGAGTAATCGGTAGTATTCCATCTGACAAAATAGAAAAACTTGCTGTTGCATTACAAACAACGCCCGGCTATTTAATGTCTGGAGTATTAAATAGTGTTCCACCGGAACACGAAATAAACATAGACGAAGCAATAAAAAAAGCCTACGGCGAAACCACGAAAGACGCCTTAAGACTATTTACACAATTAGATCTTTTAGATCAAGGACAAACCATAGGCACCATGAAACTCCTCCTCGATGCCCCCAAATATAAAAAAGAAAAATCCGGCGCATAAAAAACGTTGTGTACATAAAATTCTAAAACAATTCACCTGTGAAAATTATCGGTAAAGTAATAGAATCCCGTCACACATGGTAATTTTTATTTGAAAGGAGCTTTTCCTTATGAGCTTTATTCTCCCTATTATTTCCATTCTTGCTTATTATTTTGGATATACGACAATATCAGGAATTATCGGTTGCATTTTCTCCTTCTTATTTATTGCGTTTAATCTCAATGACAAAGTGACTATTACTTTATTTGCTGTTTTTACAGGAATAATTGGAGCATTTCTCCCTTATCCGGAAGATGGCATTTCTTATATTTTGCATGTCGGTTCTGCATCCTCTATGGCTTTATTAGCTATGGCTTTATTAGCTTTAGTATTTACACTGGCTATCCTAATGATTTCTTCTATGAAAAAATGATACACATTCAATAAATAGGTAAAGTGATAGAATCCCGTCACACATGGTAATTTTTAGAGGAGGCGCAAAATGTCATTTTCAACACGGTGGAAACGTTTAAAAGATAACTTCTTTTCCTTTAGCGGAAGAACTACTCGTAAAGAGTTCTGGACATTTTATCCGATTTATATTTTCTTTTATATATTAGCTACATTCCTATTTTGCCTTCTTATCATGCTTGCACCGATTTTTATAATGTGGATTGTGGTCGGTTTATATATAGCTTTGGGTATAACTTTGGCCATTTCCATGTATGCTTTATTTACAAGAAGATTGCATGATGTTGGTAAGTCCGGTAAGTGGGTATTCTTCCTATTCATTTTAAATGTTTTAGCAAAAATTGACGTTATTGCTGTTATCAGTGTGATTTATTTAGTATATATACTTTATCTCTGTTCTAAAAAATCTGTTCCGGATAACAAATATGGCAAATGCTATGAGGCAGAATATTTCTTTACTCAGGATAATTAA